ATGCAGTAACGAAATTTACCGCCCTGATTCACGCGAATCAGACGCCCTTTGCTGATTGCCATGGCCAGCGATGAATTCGCCCGGCGGGAGGTAATCCCGAACATCAGTGCCAGCTCATCCGCCGTTTGTGGGCCATGTTGTTCAATCGCCTCAGTCAGCATTTGCGCTGTCACTTTCGGTACCGGTGACACTGGTTCACTTTCACCTGCCTGAGTCAGCCACCACATCGACCCCTTGTTATCCGCTTCACCACGGCGCTTCAGTTTCCACAGTTCGTTGACCGCATCTTCACGGCTGATTCCAAGGCGGGCCGCCACTACCTGTGAAGAGGCTCTTTTCAGTGCTTTCAGTGCGTCAAATACGGTTTCCATTAAAATTTCCTCCGACAAAATCGTTTCCCAGATTCAAATAAAACCAGCAGCCTTCCGGCGTTCGTATTCCTGTTTCAGCCGTTCAATTGGCGTTGGCCCTTTCGGGTGTTTCGCCCCTTCCAGTTGTCGTCGCACTGGCGGAACACTCATCCCGTTACCAACATGCTTTGCCCATTTCGTCAGTTGCCGTTCCGCAAGTCGTTTTAACTCACCCTGCGTCATCTGGCGCTCAATCCCTCTGGTACGCATTTCGAGGCAGATGTGGTACAGCACAGGCTGTGGCCACGGGTATTTATCACTCCCGTCGTATCGCCAGGATTCATTGCGCCAGCGCCGGTACTCTTCCATCACGGCATCCACCGTAAGACCAAATGGATTTGCCCCACTCTCCGAAATCAGCGCAACAAACTCAGCCAGGTCCGGGGGCCACGTTTCACCCGCCCGGCAGCGGTCCATGCACTGACGACAGACCTGCCGGATTTGCTGTTCAGTCATCGCACCAATCTGGGCAATCCAGAGCTTCGAAGGTGCGGCCCCGTTCTTCTGAGTCCAGCGGTTCGAATACACCTCCCCCATAAGCTCCCACAGCTTCCAGGCCGTTTCCGTTGCTGATAAATCCGTTTTCACGTTCCCACTGTTCGCGTGCTGCCCGGATTTCCTGAACTGCCCGTGATGCCGTGCCACCTGATGCTGCATGGCTTACCCCCTTGCTGACTGGTTTTACCTGTGCCCTGACGTGCTGCACGTGACGGGCAAATTTCTGCTCCCACTGAACCTGCGTGAAAACCTTCCCCTCCGCCATCCAGTAATCCCGGAATGCGGCAAGCTCAGCAGGTGTAAATTCCGGCTCAGGCAGAGCCATACCCCACACTGCTGCCCGTTGTCGAAAATCCGGCGACGGCTGCCAGACAGTAGTCATCGAAAATTTCCCGATGGGTTCGCTCAGGCCGTCCAGGTATTCAGGTTCGGCTGTCTGCAACGGCGCACCATTCGACTCACTGGTCGGAATACTCTCGCGCGCGTTATGTGTGGGGTTTAATTCTGTATCTGTATCTTTATCTGTCGTGACTTGTCGTGACAGATGCGTGACACGTCGTGACTCATCGTGACAATCAGCATTATGTTTCCGCAGCTTTTCCCGCTCCCGCTGCGCTCTCTTACGCTCTGCCGGGGATTTTGCCGTTTGCGAAACGTTACCATTGTCCTCTTTCAGCACCTGACGTTTTTCCCATCCGGAAATAAGGTCACCATCCAGAACCCGCCCCTGCATTGCATGCAAAATTGAATCAATTACGTCTTCCATCACATCAAGCGCACTTGCTAAATCTTCCGTCGTGACATCAATGTGACCACGTAGTGACACGCCGTGACATGTCGTGACATTTCGTGACGCGCTCACCAGAAGGTGGATATACACTGCCATCACTGTTGCGATTGGCTGTCCTGATACCCTGGCAATCGTTCGCCACTTGGGGTCATTTGGCATGTCATGCCACAATCTGAGCCAGGCATTAGCCATACTCACCTCTTCTGATACCGAACTTTACCCACGAACTTCCGGAAGAAATCCGGTATAAATATTGTTGGTCAATGCACAACAACTGCATTACCAGGCTGACCACCACTGTTAGTCAGGGTGCCCCAGGCGATCGCTACAGCGACAAAATCATCCACATCTTTCACCAGCCGATCCCGTCGTTCGACGATCTCCCGGTAATATTCAGAACTGTGACTGCGCATACGGGCCACCAGCAAAGGCGGCATCGCCTTTTCGATCGCCGGTAACAGCGCCTGAATTTTTTCAACAGCATCAGACGTGTCCTTCTCCACCCAGCGGAAAATTTTCTGGGTATTACGAGCCAGGGCTTCCGGATGGCTGTCGTCGTACAGTTCCGGGAACGTCATCCCCAGCTCAAAATAAGTCCGGGCTATTTCAGCTGCGGGAACTTTCTCACCATCAGGATATGCCCAGGCATTCATCGCCATACGGATGTGCTCATGATTGATTTTCATGAATCATTTGCCTCTTGATGCTTCGGGTATGATCGTTTTCGTCATTTGGTTGCTTCATCGACATATTCTGCGAATAACATGACGAGCGTCGTAAGTATGACCAGTCAACATCAGGACGAAGTTCTTCACACAGGACACCACCTTTTGTTGCTCGTTCAATCGCTGGACATCTCTCAGCAGGCAGCTGACGTACACCTTTGATCCATTGATTTACACTTGGAGGTGATACACCTAAAAGCTTAGCCATTGCTGATTGCCCACCGACAACAGCACAAGCTCGTTTGAATGAATAGTTCTCTTTTTTCATCGAATGAACTCCCAAAAACACACAACAATATTAGGCTGCGCCTAACATCATTGTCAATAGGCTATGCCTAACACACTAAAGGTAGGGATTGCCTAATGCGATGCGCATAGGAGACTATTAAGCAATGCTTAGTGGTAAAGACTTAGGCCGAGCGATAGAGCAGGCCATTAACAAAAAAATTGCATCAGGAGCCGTCAAATCAAAGGCGGAGATCGCACGCCATTTCAACGTCCAACCACCATCAATTCATGACTGGATGAAGAAAGGTTCAATAAGTAAAGACAAACTTCCAGAACTATGGCGTTTCTTTTCTGATGTAGTTGGTCCAGAGCATTGGGGCCTTAACAAATACCCCATACCAACCCCTTCCAGTTCAGATACAAACGGTGCACTTTCAAACATAAACAGCCTTTATCAAGCCGCCTCTGATGAAAAAAGAGCAATTGTAGCTTTCCTCTTATCTGGAAATGCTACGGAACCTGGTTGGGTTGATCATGACGTTCGCGCCTACATTGCTGCTATGGAAATGAAGGTAGGTAACTACTTGAAAAATCAAGAATCAGAACGAAAAAGCCAGAACATCACCAAGACAGGAACTTAGACTTATATGGTCCGACGGGAAACGCCTAGATCCCGTTAGTTAACTCCTATTACCTCTCCCACATACCATTGCCTATTAGGTTGCACGCAAAACATTAGGCATAGCCTATTGACAACAGATTAGGCATTACCTATAGTTTTCCCATACCACCCCGCCCCACAGAACGCCAGGCAATACTTCGAGTTACCCGGCAGTGGTCAAGGGTTAAGTAGCCAGCCCGAGGCGTATGAACATGACGGCGGGAACACTTTGTATAACAGCGCAGCAGGTTTTTAGTTCCGCGCCCCGGCGTTAAGGGGGAATGAGGTCAACATGGATACGCTCAATCTTGGCAACAACGAATCTCTGGTATGCGGCGTGTTTCCCAACCAGGACGGCACGTTTACCGCGATGACGTATACCAGAAGCAAAACGTTTAAAACTGAAGCTGGCGCGCGTCGCTGGTTAGCCAGAAACACTGACTGATGAGGTTGACGATGGAATTTAAAGATTTACCAGTACCATTCCAGGAAATGGCAGCGAATATAGTTCGTTCTCAACTGGCGACTCTTGACCTGAGTACCGTAGAAAAAGAAACCATCGATAATATATCCGGTAACGTGCGTCGAACCTTTATCGGGCTGTACGAAGAAAAGTGGCCATTCGGCGGACAAAATTCGCCTGAAAACAAGAATCAAGCGAATGATGAGAAGCTGAAACACGTTATCGCCTTACTACTGGAAGATGCAAAACGTCTACAGCAACTGGAACCAAATGCAGGCACCGAAGCCCGCATCTGGATTGCCATAGAATCACTCAAATGTGAAAGCGATGATTATTTAAAAACCATAATTAAAACAACTCAGCTTTCTGAAGAGCTACCGAAGAAATTGCCATAATAATATGTTTTTCTTATAGAGGGGTTAGAAATATGGGCCAGCATTATAGCAGGCCCATATAACAGAAAGTATTTTAAATATTACGCCGTATCTTGTGATTGTTTTTTAATATATTCATACAAGCGCACAAGTTGTTTCAACTCTTCAAAGCACATAGCGGAATTTTCAATTTTTCCAGCGTTGATTAGTGCCAGAAGAGCCTGATGTGCGCAAGCATATGGATCAGTTACAGGGCTAATAATATCAACTTGCATATTATCCTCCATAGAGGTTCCGGGTTAATGATGGAGACCAACACGCTGTCA